GAACGCGCGTGGCGCTTTTGCCGACGACGAAAGAGTTTTTGGACGCGGTCTACGGCGCCTCAGCAAGCACGGGGCGGCCAAAGTATTTCTGCCCGTTTGATGACTACACTTTTTTGGTCGGCCCCTATTCTGACGCGACCTACCGGGTTGAGATTGTCGGCACAGTGCGCCCGGCCAGCATGTCGGCATCCAACCAGACGACGTTCATAAGCCTCAACCTGCCTGATCTCTTTATTATGGCGTCGATGGTTTATGTATCGGCTTACCAAAGAAACTTCTCATCCTCCTTGGCCAACGACCCGCAGATGCCGGTCAACTACGAAATGCAGTATGCCGCGCTTCTCAAATCTGCGATGGAAGAAGAGGCCCGGAAGAAATACGAGGCGGCTGGCTGGTCTTCGCAAGAACCATCCCAGTTTTCGACGCCGACCAGGGGCTAAGGCATGCCGCATAACACGATCAAGCTGCTTCCGGGCGTCGACCAAAACAGGACGCAGGCCCTTAATGAGGGCGCAATATCCACGTCAAATCTTATTCGGTTTGTCCCAGACAAGCAGGGCATCGCCTTATGCCAAAAAATTGGTGGGTGGACAAAATATTACTCCTCAGACCTACAGTCTCCGGTTCGCGCGCTGTGGGCGTGGCAAGATACAAACGCCATACAATATCTTGGCGTAGGCATAGAAACTGTATTTTGCACCGTCACGAACGCCACGGGGGATGGAACAACCGCGACAATTACTTTCAGCGGGGCGCACATATTTTCGTCCGGCGATCAAATTGTTGTTTCAGACGTAGTGTCAACCCCGTCTGCTTCGGCATACAATGGCATTTACGTGGTGACATCGGCGACCACAAATACAGTATCCTTCGCCTCAACGGCAACGGCGACATATGTAAGCGGCGGCCTTGTTTATCAAACAGATTGCCTATCGGTTATATCAAACGGAACGCAAAGTGTTTTGACGCCAAGAAGAACGGTGTCTGATGTCGCCGTTTCTGCGGATACAAACACCGGCTCAAGCACAGTCGAGATAGACGACACGGGATCCAACGTTCAGACTTTTGATACCGTCGACATCAGAACGCAAATATCTGTTGGCGGCGTCGTTCTATTTGGCACGTATTCCACAACATTTGTTAGCGCAAATGCGTGGCGCGTAACCGCCGTAAATGCGCTTGGAAATCCTGTGAATGCTACGTCATCAGTCACAAACGGAGGCGCTGTTCCTCGTTTCTATGTGACATCAGGGTCTTCATTTGTTGATGTTGTTTTATACAACAACGGCTATGTTTCCGGCGACACATTTCCGGCTCTTGTCTCAACCACCGTTTCCGGCGTCACGATTTACGGCAACTACACAATTGTCGCCATCGACACGCTTGCTGCTTCCGGCCCTTCGGTTGGGGCTGGAAATTCCTTCAGAATTATTGTCTCGAATAAAGCTGCGGCTCGAACTGCAACAAACGCCTCGTGGGCAACTTCTGTTGCAACCATAACAGTTCCGGGAACGTATGCCGGATCAGGCACGTATTACTCCGGAGACAATATAACGGTCTCCGGCTTTATCCCGACAGGATACAACGGAACCTACACGGCCACAGCAGGCGGGTCTGGAACGGTTTCCTACGCGCTTGTCGCCAACCCGACAATAAGCGTATCAAATGCAACATGGTCGCTCGGCACGGCAACATTAACTCATAGCGGCGGAACCGCGTTTAACTCCTCTGTGGGGCAGACAATTACTGTTTCCGGCGTCAGTCCCACGGGATACAACGGCTCTTATGTTGTCACGGCTGCAAGCTCCGGGAGCATATCGTATGCCAAAACGCCAAATCCGGGAGCTTACGTTTCCGGTGGCTACATTGTTCAGCCGGGGACGGTGATACAAAATTCTGCTGGCATGAACTCAGGTAAGGCGGAATATATTTACTACAGAACGCCTCTTCCTCTGCCAACCTCTACAGGATACGGCGTTGGCGGCTACGGCGTTGGCGGCTACGGGACAGGCGTCGCCCCAACAGCTGTCTATGGAAATCCCATAACGGCGGTGGACTGGGCGCTTGATAACTGGGGCGAGGTATTTATCGCCTGCCCCGTTGGCGGCCAGATTTATCAATGGTCGCCAACTTCCGGCATCACTGAGGCGACGATTATCGGCCCCGCCCCGACCGTCAATGACGGTGTATTTGTCGCCATGCCTCAGAGACAAATTATTGCGTGGGGATCAACGCAAACTGGCATTCAGGATCCGCTTTTAATCCGCTGGTGCGATGTCAATAATTATGATCAGTGGATACCGCTTGTCTCAAATCAGGCCGGATCGTATCGCTTGCCCAAGGGGTCCAAGATTGTTTGCGGCATTCAGGGGCCGCAGCAAGGTATTATCTGGACTGACCTTTCCGTGTGGGCGATGCAGTATTCCGGGCCTCCATATGTTTACCAGTTTACTGAAATTGGAACCGGCTGCGGCTTGATCGCCAGAAAAGCTGCGGCGTCCATGAACGGGGCGATTTACTGGATGAGCCAAAGCCAGTTTTTCCGGCTTGGCCCCGGCGGCGTCGAGCCGATCAAGTGCCCCATCTGGGACGTTGTCTTCCAGGATTTGGATACGGACAATCTGGATAAAATCCGCATTGCCCCCAACTCCCGCTTCAATGAGATATCCTGGTTCTACCCGACCGTTGGCAACGGCGGAGAAATCAGCAACTACGTCAAATACAATATCGCCCTTGATCAGTGGGACTTTGGCGCGCTGGCGAGGACGGCGTGGATCAACCAAAGCGTCCTAGGACCGCCTATCGGGGCTGGGACAACAAATGGTTACTACATTTATCAGCACGAGACATCGACAGACGCAGATGGGGCGCCGATCAACGCGAGCTTCCAGACCGGCTACTACTCCCTGACCGAAGCGGAGTGGAAAATATTTGTCGATCAGGTTTGGCCGGATATGAAGTGGGGCTACTATGGCGGCGCGCAATCCGCTCATGTTGAGCTAACGTTTTTCTCCACAGACTACCCGGGCCAGACGCCAATACAGCATGGTCCCTACACCATGGATCAAAACACGACCTACCTAACGCCGCGTCTTCGTGGGCGACTTGTTTCCATAAAACTTGAAAGCAACGACATTGGCTCGTTTTGGCGCATTGGGGCGATGCGATACAGGTATCAGCAGGACGGGAAGTTCTGATGGCTAATCTCGACGACATCCTGACTGCAACAAAAAACGCTGTTGTCAGCCTCAATACAATTAATACGTCGATTAACTACTTTGGTGGACGCACAACGTCTGCAACCGTAACAGCCTCGACGCTGGTTATTAACGGCTCGGGCGTTTTGGTGAGCGCCTCTGTTACCGTCGCCGGATCTGCCTCAGGGACTATTAATGACGCCCTGTCTACTTCTGCCGCCGCCGCCGCAAACGCCCTTGTTGCGACACCAGCAACGCTTGGCGTTTATCCTTGCGGGCAGCATTTTTCGCAGGGGCTTGTGATTGTTCCGGGGACGGGGCAGTCGGTCAACGTCACCTACTCCCTCGATCCATAGGTGAAATATGCCGCTTCTTAAAGGCAAGAGCCAGAAAACCATAGGCGCCAACATCAGCGAAATGATGCATGCCGGACACCCCCAGAGGCAGGCAATAGCGGCTGCTCTTGAAACGGCGCGGCGATCAAAGGCTGAAGGCGGAGCGGCCAATAAAATTCACGTTGGGCCAATTCATAGCCCAGTCGCCGGCAGGACGGATCACTTGCCGATCAATGTGCCATCAGGCGCCTATGTCATCCCGGCGGACATTATCTCCGCAATGGGGGAAGGCAACACGATGGCTGGCTTTCGTATCGCCAACACTGTTTTTGGCATGCAGGAGCGCGCAGATGACACGCCTGTCGAGATTGTTGCCGCTGGTGGAGAGTATGTTGTTTCTCCTGGCAGTGTTTCTCGTATTGGGGGCGGTGATATTGATCGAGGTCATCACACGCTTGATGAGTTTGTTAAAAGATACCGCGCTAAAACTGTTGAAACGTTGAAGAAGCTACCGGGGCCAAAGAAGGATTAAGGGGAACTTCATGCCTAGAAAGCCGATTGAAGATGTGAAAATCAGAATAGGCGTCCCACAGGATGTCGACGGCGTCATGAAACTTGCGCTGATGGTTTGCGAGGAAAACGGCATCTTCCAGCCAAATGTAGAAAAAA